CTGCGAGCCGCTTCTAACCCGGAGTTATACTATGAGATTTCGTGGTCTGACATCAAGTGGTTCTTCCCTGATCAGTGGGAGGATGAAGACGTGGTTTTTGCGCAGTTCCCGAACGTGATCCCCCAGGCGCCCAATATACGTAAGTATGTCATGGATGATTCTGAGATCATCTCTCAGAAGTTCTCCGGGAAAATGCTGACTGTTGATAGTAAGGGCACGCTAATAGTACCCTATACTCACATGGAACCTTATGGGGATCTCACCTATACGAATTACATCAATCCTGTTGGCTACTCTTATGATATTCCGACTCGGGTTGGCCATTGTGGAAATCTCGTTTTTGTGTCGAACCCGCTAACAGGTACTCAAAAGCTGATTGGCTTTCATGTTGCTGGTGCCCCTACAGACGGGAAGGGTTTTGCTACCCGAATGTCTAGGTCCTTGATCGACCTATTTGATGATTTTGCTCATTCCGATCACGAACCTTATCAAGAGGAGGGAGCTTTTGCTCCTGATTTCACGACCGAAGTTTTGCAGCCTGAGTCTTTTAAGACCTTGTTTAAGGACCGAAGGGCGCGCCCTCCCACAGAGACCTCGATCGTCAAGTCCCCGTTGCATAACACCTTTGCTCCCTCTAGCTGTGCTCCAGCTAGGCTTAAGTCTTTTGTGAGTCCACAGGGGGAGTTGGTCGATCCCTGGCTCAAAGCGCGTGCCAAGTACGCAAAGTCTTCTCCGTTCATGAATCAACATGCGCTTGCCATGTGTACCGCCAGCTATGGTAGTTACATCGTGAGTAAGAGTACGGACGACGCGCCTTGGAATAAGAAGGTCTTCTCTTTTGAGGATGCTGTTCGTGGTGTCCCAGGCGTGGCTAACTGCGAAGGAATCCCACGCAACACTTCTGCCGGTTACCCTTTTACCCTGGATGTGCCGCGGGGCTCCAAGTACAAATACCATTTCTTTGGTAGCGAGGGCGAGTATGACTTCTCTTCACAGGAGTGTGCTCTCCTCAAGAGGCGCGTTGAAAACATAATAGCAGAAGCGCGACGGGGCAATCGCCTCAAGCACATTTATTTGGACTTCTTGAAGGACGAGCGCCGCCTTCTGGAAAAAGTTGAATCGGGTTCCACCCGCCTAATTTCAGCTTGTCCAGTCGACTTATTAATTGCGCTACGAATGTACTTCTTGGATTTCATGAGGTGGTTCATGTCCAATAGGTTGGTTAATGGCTCAGCTGTTGGAATCAACGTTTTCAGTTCGGAATGGGGCGAACTCCGTAGGTTACTTCGGGGCTCTCAGTTCGAGAACAACTTGATAGCTGGGGATTTTCAAGCATATGATGCTTGCCAAACCCGGCAGATCCAGGTTTGTTTCTTGCGCTTTGTGAATAGTTGGTATGATGATGGTAATGATCTCATTCGTTCGATTTTATTCGAAGACATCTGCAACAGCAAGCACATTTATCAGGACACTGTGTACGAATGGCCGGGGGGTAATCCCTCCGGCAA